GGTTCTTTGAGAATGACCAACGAAGGTCATAAGGTAGTTGGCGATGATTTTATGTTAGCAACTGCCGCTGATATTGTTGCTATCCTTCTGCACCCGATGCTTTTGTTCAGGGAATTATGGAAGGTAAAGAGTGGGTTTGGGACGGAGGAATCCTTCGTGAAAAATTTGCTACAAAAACCTACAAGACAATTAATACTCTTGTAGATCAAAAAAGACTTGACGAACAGAAATTAAATCTGTTTCAAGACTTTTTATCAAATTTATAAATTAATAAATAAATATAGATTAAAAATACTAAGGGTAATCGGAGAGTTCAAATGTCACGTGCAGATTTACAAGAAATGGAAGTAGGCACAAAGCAATCCAAAACTGCAGTTAACGCTGGTGCTAAGGCTGCAGACGCAATGCCAAAAATGACTGATCCAGGAACACAACTTGGTTCTATCGAAGATCTGGGAGGTCCAACTCCTGAAAACTATAAACCAGATGATGAATCTGCAAAACTTAAGACTCCTGGTGGTAGTCTTAAGCAAGTAAAAGATATCGTCAATAAGGGTGCTAAGGCTGCAGACGCAATGAAAGCAGTTAAGGAAGAAGAAGAAGTTGATGGTGAAGATCTTGTAGAAGAGGATCAAGAAGATCTCGAAGAAGAAGATCTTGAAGATGCTGAAGTAGAAGAAGGTGAAGAAGAGGAAGAAGAAACTGTAGAAGAAGGTTTTGATATTGAAGAGGATGTAAATGCTCTTGTTGAAGGTGAAGAACTCTCCGAAGAATTCAAAGAGAAAGCAAAAGTAATTTTTGAAGCTGCTCTAAGAACAAAGGTAGAAGAGATTAAAGAAGCAGTCGAAGCTCATTACGAAGAGAGACTTGTAGAAGAAATCTCAGAAATTAAGTCTGCTCTTACAGAGCGTTTAGATTCATATCTTGAGTACGTTGCGGACGAGTGGGTTGCTGAAAACGCACTCGTAATTGAGCACGGACTTAAGACTGAAATGACTGAGAGTTTCCTCTCAGGCATTAAGCAACTTTTTGAAGCACATTATGTAGAAATTCCTGAAGATAAATATGATGTTCTTAATAGCATGGTAGAAAAACTTGATGAAATGGAGACAAAACTCAACGAGCAGATTGAAAAGAATGTTTCCTTAAACAAGCGTCTCGCAGAGTCGGTTGCAGGAGGAATCTTTGAACAAGTTTCTGAGGGACTCGCTCTTACTCAGAAAGATAAGCTCGCTTCACTTGCCGAAAGTGTTGAGTTTGAAAGTGAAGAGTCATATCGTGAAAAATTGGAGATGTTGAGAGAATCTTATTTCCCAACGAATAAATCTTCAAAGGTAGCAAAGACTGAAACCCTTTCTGAGGGAATGGATAGAACTCCAGAAGCAGTTACTGGTTCAATGGAAGCTTATCTAAAAACTCTTTCGTCTTTCGCCAAATAATTGAATTTAATATAATTCAAACAAAACATCCACATACAAAGGTAAAAGCAAATGTTCCAATCAGAGCATCTGCAGGAAAAGTGGGCACCTCTCCTCAATTATGAGGGTCTTGATTCAATCAAAGATTCGCACAGAAGAGCTGTAACCGCTGTACTGCTAGAGAACCAAGAAAAATTCTTGCGTGAGCAAAATGCTTTCGCATCCTCAGGATCATTCCTAACCGAAGCACCAACCAATGCAGTTGGTAACGGCGGTTTCACTGGAGCTGCTACCGATGCAGGTCCTGTTGCAGGTTTCGATCCAGTTCTGATCTCATTGATCAGACGTGCAATGCCTAACCTGGTCGCTTATGATCTTGCAGGCGTTCAACCAATGAGCGGTCCTACTGGACTCATCTTCGCAATGCGTTCACGTTATGCTAATCAGTCTGGTACTGAAGCATTCTTCAACGAGGCAGACACTGCATGGTCAGGTCAACCATTCGGTCGTGACGACGCTAACGGTTTCAGCGATACTGCTGCTGGTATGGGTACTACCGCTCAGAGCGGATCCAACCCTTCAGTATTGAACCCTGTTGGTACTGCAGCTTCAACTGGATACAACGTTGGTCAGGGTCTAAGAACTGACTCAGCAGAAAATCTTGATGGAACTGGCGCAGATGCATTCAACCAGATGGCTTTCTCAATCGAGAAAGTTACTGTTACCGCTAAGTCAAGAGCTCTGAAAGCTGAGTACTCATTAGAACTCGCTCAAGACCTCAAGGCAATCCACGGTCTGAATGCTGAAGCGGAACTCGCAAATATTCTCTCAACTGAGATTCTTGCTGAGATCAACCGCGAAGTTATCAGAACCATCTACAAGGTTGCTGAGCAAGGTGCTGCTCAAAACACCGCTACTGCTGGTGTATTCGACCTCGACGTTGATTCAAATGGTCGTTGGTCTGTTGAGAAGTTCAAGGGTCTTCTGTTCCAAATCGAGCGTGATGCAAACGCAATTGCACAGCGCACTCGTAGAGGAAAGGGCAACATCATCATGTGTTCTGCAGACGTTGCTTCTGCACTCACCATGGCTGGTGTTCTCGACTACACCCCTGCACTCAACGCTAACCTCAACGTTGATGATACTGGCAATACTTTTGCTGGTACTCTAATGGGTAAATTCCGCGTATACATTGACCCATATTCGGCAAACCTTACCGCAGGTAATGGTGCTCCAGGAAACCAATACTATGTTGTTGGTTACAAGGGTTCCAGCCCATATGATGCTGGTCTCTTCTATTGCCCATATGTTCCTCTCCAAATGGTTCGTGCCGTTGGTGAGAACAGCTTCCAGCCTAAGATTGGCTTTAAGACCCGTTACGGTCTTGTTGCTAACCCATTCGCTGAGGGCACTAACCAGGGTCTCGGTAACCTCAATGTTAACCAGAACCGCTACTACAGACG